CGGCGGTCCTAACGGACCGCCGCGGAGCGTCTAGCGATCTGCTACCTCGTGAGAGATGGCGTATCGTTTCTGGGGGATTCCCCAGGACCGGTGTTACCCGGTATGTTAACCGTAAATCCTAACAGGAGAGTCCCATGTCCAAAGCTCGAACACGTAGTCGTGGCGATCAGAAGCAAACGCAACTGTCGTATACGATTACACCCTTCGGTCCGTCCGCAGGCGCCCCCTCATCGGGGGTTATTGCCGTTTCAGGTTACTCTGGATCTTTCGAGATCATATCAGATATAACTCAGAGCGGTTTCAGACGTTCGAGCGACTTCCGTAAGTGGGTGAGTAATCCTTACTCATCTGCTAAGTTGACCGTCCAAATAAGCGGGTCCTCAGCCACGACATCCAATACACCGGATGCTCAAGGCAATGGACTTCGCCGTACGTGGACGGGCGACACTTTGGGCTATCTATTCGGGGGTCTTGTCCCGGCTCGCGGTACTGCGTCGTTTGGCGTGTACCCGGACCTAAACAATACAGGCAATCTCACAGCCCTTGCGGCGGTAGATTGTCTTAACCGAATTAACCCAGCAATGAATCAATCACTGATCATTGCAGCGGAAGCAGGTAAAACTGCAGACATGATTTTATCCCGTGCTAAGAAATTGGCACTATTTGCTATTGCCTTCAAAAGAGGCGATCGTAAGCTCCTTGATAAAATTAGTGGACGTAAACCAACCCGGTACCCCAAAAGGTACGTTGTATGGGATGATTCAGGAAGACCTATTGATTTAGGTGGTGGGCGTACCTCCCGTAGGTACGGTCATTATCGTATTAGGAAGTTTTCCCCAGATCGTCTAACTCAGGCCGCAAGGCTTGAGCTTGAGTACAGATACGGTTGGACTCCTCTCGTTCACGATATCGTGGACAGTCTTAAGGCGTTTAACGCAGCCACACTGCGGGCTGAGCTCCAGAAGAAAGATTTCACCCGAGTATTTGGGAGAAAGACATCCTCTAAGAGTTCCTCGCGGGCCCTTACCGTCACCAAAGACGGCGGGACGTTCCGTGGCACTGAGATCTATACCCATGAGGTGGAGGTCACAGCGTATGCCAAATACACAGTTGATCAACCAGAATCGCTAGCGAATCGGTTGAACGACTATGGTATTTTTGACGTGCCCAGAGCAGTCTGGGACTTGGCCACTCTTAGCTTCGTTGTTGATTGGTTTATCCCAATCGGTGATTGGCTAGGGGCTATAAGTCCAAAGGTAGGTGTTAATGTAATTGAGAGTGGTGTGTCTACGCGTGTAACGAAAAAGGTTACGCGCCGCCTGGATAGCTATACGGCATCCGGGACGGGCGTCGGACAATGGCCTGATTCTCCTGTGACTATCGGTACGACAGATTCGTTTGTCGTTGTCGGTAAATCACGGTCGATCGGGTTGAGTCCTCCACTTTTCCCTCCACATGAGGTTAACTTAAACCTCAAACGTATTGCTGACGCGGTTGCCCTGTTCAGGGTCATGCGTTAGTGTAATTAACCTTTCAAAGAAAGAAGTCTTATGACTACAATTGTTAATAAAACTACCATCGTTCCCGGTACAGGGACAGGTCCAAGCTACGCGGATTACCGCCTTTCCGGAGACATTGCTGTCTTTCGTGAAACGGCTCCAACTGCTCAACCTGCTTTCCTGACATTCGGCCGAACAGAGCCTAAGCCGACGAAAGACTATGCTGGAGTAGGTCGGAGCAGCATCAAGCTGACCCGAAACTACGCTGACGCTCAAAGCGTTCTGCGTCCAGCTGTCTTCTCTGTAGCTACGTCTCTGCCTGAAACGATGTCGCAAGCTCAACGCGATGCGTTCATCGTTGAAGGCCTCCTGGTACTGTTGGATGCGGTCTCTCAGAGCAATCTGAAGACTCGCACCGTTCCTCAGTCCTGATCTTGAATCGGGATCTATTAACCTGGTCGCTGACCCTCGTAACGGTCCTCTTTATGGGGACTACGGTCTACGAGGTCGTAACCAAGAAGGAACAAACCAATGGCACATGCCCCAAACCCAACCGGGTACAAGGCTCACAGGAAGACTCCACGAGTTAATCGGGAGTTGAGTCGTGAAATAGAGATCGCTTGGAATCGTGAGATTCCGAGCAACGCTTCGCAAGCCATACCATGGCTCGTGTTGTCGTCTTTCGTTGACAACCTATCTCACCGGATTCCGGATACCGCTGTGAAGCGGCTACGTCTTGCTTGCGAAAAGCGAGATGTGAAGGAATACTTATCGGTGGGAGCTGAGTTTGGTCTTCCGCAGTTGCACGAAGACCATGCTAGCTACTTTGCTAGCGCCTCAGTGTTTAGTCTGTTTAAGAAATTTCCTTGGACAGAAGGTGGATTGAATCCTAGAGATAAAGCTATCGAACGGTTCCATGAGGCAGAATTACTCTGCCTTCGAACTAATCGGCGCTTTATACGCAACCGCCAAACCGACTTTGCTTCTAAGGCACTTTCAAAACGCCTTAGCGTCCACCAGATATTTCATCTGGCTCGGCGCAAAATAGCAAGTTGGTTGGGTCCTTGCGACTCTAGTGCTATATTCTCCTCTACTAGGTTCGGCCCTGGGGGGTGCGTGGGGACATCTCGTCCTCATACTACACCCTTTTATAAGTTAGGTGTGAGTGATTACACCGTGACCGATGGGGCTTATTGGTTGGCTCTACGCCACGTTCTTCGGAACGAGGCGTGGGTACGAGCGTTGTTAGTTGACGCGTCCGGATCTCCGGGCGACGATATGTTCAACGTTTCGTATTTAGAGAGGGATTTTCTAAAGGTCCCTCTCGCTGAGAAAGCAAAAGCTTTCGATGCACGAGTCACCATTGCGAATTACAATAAAGTAACCTTCGTCCCTAAGGACGCGAAAACTGACCGTGCAATTGCAGTTGAACCGCATCTTAATGTGATGCTACAACTCTGCGTCGGCGACTTCCTCAAGGAAGTTTTAAAACGCAGCGGCTGTGATCTAAAAGATCAGTCCAGGAATCAAGAGTTAGCTCGTATCGCGAGCATCAGTGATGATGCAGACGGCGTAGCAACAATTGACCTTGCGATGGCTAGTGATTGTCTCTCTGTCGAATTGGTGCGAGAACTACTCCCCCCGGAGTGGTTCGACCTCCTTGATAATCTGCGCTCCCGTGAGGGACGCATCGATGGAGAATCGGTAGCATGGGAGAAGTTCTCCAGTATGGGGAACGGCTTCACATTTGAGCTCGAAAGCATGATTTTCTATGCTCTGGCTCAAAGTGTCTCCGACTTCGAAGGTACCACTGAGTGGTATTCGGATACTTTTGGCCCTGCGTACAAGTACGCAGAGGTTTCAGTATTCGGTGACGATATAATCGTCCCAAAGAGAGTCGTGGGCATGCTTGTAGATATCTTGCGGTTTTGTGGTTTTCGAACCAATTTAGACAAAACCTTCACATCCGGACCCTTCCGGGAATCATGTGGCAAGGATTACTACACAGGGGTATTGGTTCGCCCTTTTTATATGAAAAGAGCGATTTCCCGCACAAAAGACTTAGTTCACTTATTAAATAATATCAAAGGGCTGGTGTATGATGGCTTATATGAACTCGAGGTTACCCTCGACCTAATAGAAAGCCTAATTCCTCCTGTCTTACGTAAACATTTAGTAGGTCCACGACGAACTACAGGTGACGAGCATATCTGGGCTTGCCCAGATCGCTGCCACACCTCGTTCCTCGTGGTATGGGATACCGATATCCAGAATTGGCGATTTCCTGTAATGCGTTCGAGGCCAACCTGCGTACCCTTAAGTGGGAGGCATATGGTTGGTTGGGCTTATACCCAATTCCTTTATAGCAAAACAGGACGTAACCTGCTGGAAAACGACAACCCTAGCTACGAGTCGAACGACTCGTTTTCGGATCACCTATCAAAAGGTGGCTCTGCCGGGGATGTTGTTTTATCGGGCCAATCGGAAGCTGGGCGGTTACGCTCAGTTTCCTTGGTTTAGTGTCAATTAACACTTGACCTTCGGGC